AGGATCGTATGCTCACAAAAAACCAGCCAATGCAGGGGCTGTTTATTAAGTAGTTGTAGCTTCTCACGAAATTTGCGAAAAAATCTCACAGAAAATGAGAAAAACAGTTTTATCAACTTATTGAATAAATATTCAGCAGAAGACCCATCGGCTCCTGCTGATTTTTTTGTGTTATAAGCTCATAGCCCTCCTGAGAGAATTTACTGTGGCAATAACAAAACCTTCAGTTGCAACATTTTCTAATGTTTTAGAATGGTCATTCAAGAGAATTCCTGCGGCTAGAAGTTCATCATTATGAACTTTAGCCCAATGCGGTTTGATTTCTTTTTGCTTAGGCTGCCACCATCCTTTTGTCTGCAGGTATTTCTTCATTCCTGATGCTATAGCACCGGCAATTTTCTTTTGCCATGTAGGGTCTTTAATATAAGCCAAATTCTGTGGGTTATCAATAAATCCGCATTCAACTATCAATGTTTCCACTGGCTTTGTATCTCTAATCATGAAATAATAATCTTGGCCTTTGTATTTTGTGCTTTCCTTTGAAATTGGCCCCGGTGAATGAGCAGGAAACCCAGTTGTTTTAAGCTCGTTATATATTAATTGAGAAAAAAGTGGGGCAGCGTGAATAGAGCGAATTACATCAAATCCGTTTCCCTTTCCGGCGTTAATATGTATGCTTATTGCTATCTTAGCCCCGCTATTTCTTACCTTTCTAGCTCGATCTGTCGGGTTAATATCTACATCATCAACGCGAGTAAGATAGTTGTTAATACCATTGGCGGCCAAGTCTTGATCAATTATTTTTGCAATAGCTAAAGTAAAATCTCCTTCCTCATATCCATTATAAACCGCTCCTGGATCACGGCCACCATGGCCGGCATCAGTTGTAGTTAAGCTCATTACTTAACCTCCTTTCTAGCGTTTATACGTGTTTTTAATTGTGCTTTTTTAGGATGGGTAGAAGGTAATATATCAGCAAGTAGTTCCAAAGCCAAATCAAGGTCTTTTTCTTTCTGAACCTGAGCCAATTGGGCTTTTTCTTCTGGAGTAAGCTCTTTTCGTGGATGTTCTGGCGGTAGATGTATTTTTACCATTACTGCACAGTCACCTCCAAATAGCCTTGAACCGCATCAGTATTCCTGGTTTGAATAACATAGACTCCTGGCGCTGATGCAGAAAAATCAAGGACTCCATTAATATCAGAAATAACCGAACCATTAATCCAAAAAGTTACAGGTTCTATAGAGATAAGATTGCCTTCAAGGTCGGTCATTGAAGCGGAGATGCGAATGGTTTCATTGGCTAAGATACTGGTTTTAGGGGTCGACAATGTAATAACTCTTCCAGTGGCTATTTTAGCTTTTATATCATCAACAGTGAAGTTTTCTTCTAATTCGATAGCAACATTCTTTTTTTCTACAGTTGAACCCTTGGGCAATATCCAAAGGGTGGGCGTGGCTCTAAAATAAAATAATTTTCTAGCAACCATGAAGTCCATCGGTTCAACAAGAGAACCTAATTGCGAATCCGCGAAAATATCCCCCAAAATCTTTTTGCTCTGGAATTGATGTGGATTATTGAAATAAATTAGTCTTGGCATTTCATGCGCCCCCTTTAAACTGCCGCTTTAATAGTAATTATAGAACCGGCTTGTCCGGGGCTTCCCGGTTGCCCGGCATGATTTCCGTTAATTCCACCACTTGCTGTCCCAGCGGTACCTCCACTACTTCCATTTACCATGATTGCCCCATTATTTGTATACGATCCACCATATATCAAAACCACTACGCCTCCACCCGCACCGCCGCCGCCACCACCAGTACAACTCCAGCCGGCAGTTGAATATCCAGCGCCACCGGCACCACCATTGCCAGCACCGCCACCACCACCGCTTGCACCACCATCAACCGTGCTATTTCCTGAATTTCCTCCCGGTTGTGTGGATGAGGCTGTAATAACACCACCAGAATTTATAACAATATTACCTTTAGCGATTATGACGACAATACCGCCGCCACCAGCACCGCCGGCAGTTCCGGCACTAGCTCCACCAGCACCGGCGCCACCAACACCTCCAGTTGATGTGGATCCCCCAACGCCACCAGGAGCGCCATTGTATTTAGTGGCCGACACCGTGCCGCCAGTACCACCACCGCCTCCGCAACCACCATAAGCGCAATTTGAACCTCCAGCACCCCCAGGACTACCGCTGTTATTGGCACCTCCTTGACCGCCGTTGCCACCCGCTGGAATTAAATATTCAACTAAGGTTTTGGTTATCGAATCGACATACGATATAGAACCATAGTTAACCCATGGTATGCCTTCAGTATTTCTCGTTACACGAGCAGCTTTGTTGTCCATAGAAATAGTACCCGAAATAATAACATCGCCAGTGCAGAATATTATCAACCCTTTGCATCGACGGTCAACAGTCAGCGTATGACCCGCATTCAAGGTAAACGATGTAAATTGTTTAACAATTGGCCCGCCGTCATCGGCTCCTACAGCCCATGTGGTATTTCCAGTACTGTTAAAAACCCCGTCTGAACCATTACCATATATACCAATACCTAATGGCCCTAGTATTGGAGCATCCCCAGCAACCCCTGTATGTTTATGCCCTGCAGAAGGGTCCAAAATTGCGACTGACGCTTTTCCCCCTAGTGCTGTCTGTAAGTATACATCATTATTAATTAAGTCAGTATGAATGGGATTAAAGCTGTTTGGGTGTGCCAGATCAGTAGTCTCCATTTGTCTTACACGATCTTTAAAGGTATTTACTCCAATTATATCAACCATCAGATTCCACCTCCTATGGTACTATTTGATATAACTTGGCTTCCGCTGGTTTCATGAGGTCCATAACCGCCCTGATCCGCTGCTCTTCTTCCGGAGTAATAGTACCCCCGGTGTTAAGCTTTATCACAATCTGCGACCACCGGCCCAGGTAATCCTGGTTAGCATCAGGTGTTTGTGGGCCAATATTCCAAGTACCATCTAACGAGCGGGAACCGTCCAGAAACACCCAATTGTACTTCTCCTTATAACACGGGAACACCTCAGCATTTGGGTAACCCATTGTAACTAAGACCTTTTGCATTCCCGATTCAGTGCCGCCTTCAGCGTAAAAATCTAAACTGGATAATAACCGATTCCGATAATCTTCATCTGACTCGTTTGCCGCTCTTGGCAGTTTCCGGTCTTTGCCGTGCTTGTCTAGTGCGGTACCAGTAGCGGTGGCAATAATAGCTGCCTCCCTGATTGAAAAGATAATTGACTTTGCCTCATCAAAAGCTGGTCCGATTCCGCTAAACCACTTCCAGGCATCGGACTCCTCTTTTGGTTTTCGTTTAAATATGGCCGTTGCCAGGTTCCAAAAGTAATCTGCAAATCCCATAGATTACACCATCCTTTGGACGGTAAGGTTGACGATACCTTTGGTGAGCAGTTCGCGGGACGTTGGTGTTAAGTCCGCTGCCGGGGCTGTTAGAGAGACATTAACTACATTATCTACACTCATGAGATTCGAGATAATCTGTGCTCTGGTAAGTCCCAACTCTGTAACCTTTTTAATTTCTGGATACTCTGTATCGCCGTACTTAAACATGATATCAAGAACAGAGTTCTCTTCAGCTTCTATTTGAGCCAGATCGCCGTACTCCGGATGAACATAAACAGTGGCCGTAATATCTACCGGCACAGCAGTCGGTGCTAGTACTAGGACATCTGCAATGGCTGACTTTTTGGTATTAATGTGAGCCTGAACCTCATCAATAAGCGCCTGGGTCGGTATGCCAGCTGTACCAATTATGATTATATCGACAGTTCCTTCTCCTCGTGGTTGCTGAGAGTCTATCCTGACATCTGCCACACCTGTAATTTCCTTGGCCCAGGATATATATGCTGCATCATTTGACCCCCCTGCCATTTGTTCTAACTTTGCCAGTGCCCTTTGTCGTAGGCTTTCATCATCTTCAACATCAGCACCTTCCTGGATGATCCAGTCAGCTGCATTTGATACAGAATCTATCCCAGCAATGTAGGTAATCATTTTGTTTATCAGACCGGCACCTACATTATATATATCACCTTCAGTCTCAGCCTCCACTGCAACCGTTACCGATGCTTGTCCATCGGCCAGAACCGTTTCTGATTGTACCAGGTACCGCAATTCCACCCCCTTAATGTCCGGCTGAGTTGCTACCTCAGCGCCGGCAGGAATCACGATATTGCCAGCAGTATTGGTGCGGCTAAAAACCACATTTCCGATGGTTTTCTGCGCCGGTTTACGGTATACACCTCTATCTGCTGCCTTTAGGTCAAGCCAGCCGCCCGTGGCCGAATGAAGATAGATTTGAGGCAGTACTGATAATAGCAGTTCGTAAAGTCCTGCAAGAGCCTGCATAGCAAGTTCCAACAGTGTATAAAAGACCCGGCCAGGACGGAAATTCTTTATCCTGAATCCCTGGTCAGTGAGCCTGGTTACACTTGAGTTGACCAATTCCTCTACGGTCTTTGTTGTGATGAGTTCTTTAAGGTCCATCTCTTTTATCCCTCCCACACATGCACGCCGTCTTGATCAATAATAATTGTGAGTGCCGCAGGCTCCGTTTCCAATGTTTCCGCATCCTGAACTTCAAACTCAGTGTGGATTGCAATCTCCTGCATGTCCCAGGAGGCAACGCTAATCTGGATGGAAGATGCAGCCACATTAGAGTGTCTTTCGATTACCATTCTGATCTCCTGGATTAGTTCTTTTTGATGTAGAATGGTGTTTTCTGTTTGGCGGTACAACTGAACTATTGAACCGTATTCCGGATGCAGCCATAAGGTGCCGGGGTAGGTAAGAAGTTCATGTTTGATGTCTTGAACCACAACGTCAGCACCGGTAACGGTAACGCAGTCACCGTCAGATGCTTCAACAAAATTACCGTCATCATCAAGCAATATGTCTTCGAGTTCATTTAGAACATCCATACTTACCCTCCTTACTACTATGCCGATTCATGGCCCGGATATAGGCTTCTACAAGAGCTTTTTTGAGAGACGGACAGCCTTCACAGTGAGTTCGATGGCAAATAGTGACCAGTTCCAAAGTACATTTTCTTGGCATAGGGCTAACCTTCTTTCAAAAGCTCTTCAACATCTGCATTATGTTCATCAATGCTGCTATTCGACTTAACTGTGCATATGGTTAAATCCGTCCTCACCCTTGGCTTATATGACCGCGCCGCCTGAGTTTCTATGATGCGCGATATAGCCCCCTGAGCCTTGTGGAGGTCTATTTTCAACTGGCTGAATGATTTATGCGCCAGGATATTGTACAGAGGTTCTAAGGCTTCATTCTCATTTTTTAACCTTCGGCGTTCCTGCCTGATTTCCCTTAGTTCGTTAAACACCCGCATCCGCTGAGCCGCACTTAAATTACCAAACTCAATTTCATGTAAAAGGTCTTGGGTTTCCTGGTCCATTTTGCGGATCGTCACCTTGTTATGCTCAAATATTTCCTTAACATCGTCCCATATTTTTAAAAGGGTAGTTACTGCCTCATAAGCCTTGCTCAAATAATCACCCCTTTTTTAAAGGATTGCCTCGATAAATACCTGTGTTGGGTCGTTATAATAAAAGCCGACGCGGACCAGGGTTCCTGCGGAAATTTGTGTTACCCCTGCCGGTAGGGGAACCTTGGGGAAGGGTGGGGAAGACAGGTCGGGATTTCCATTCTTGTCAAGTAATTGCAAGTCTACGATGTCATCGTATACTTTTATCACTTTTGCCTTGGCCGGATATCGGTACCGTCCGGTGATGTCCGGAAAATCCCTCTTTAAGACAAACCGGACAGCTTCTATAAATGTTTGAAGGCGATCGTCAGACATTGCTATCTCCCCCTAGTAAGCTGCTAAAGTAGATTTCTGTGCGAAGTTTCTTGCCATCATAAAAACTATGAACCGTATCCACCAGGGCTTCATCGAGTACAACTTCAGGATGATCTATCGATATCAACTGGGAGTGGTCCATAAAAGGAAGCCCGATGGTCAGTATCCGGCCTAACTGGCCGTCCCACTCAATATCAATTATGTTTTCCCCATACTCGAAGGAATACAATTCTTCCTGGTCTGGCCGCTGGTGCCAGTGAAACGTTTCTTCTACATCAAAATATGGGTCAAAGTCAAGTCCCCAGACCCGGTTAACATTTTGAGCCAGTTCATAGACGTTTTCACCAGATGCAATGAAGTTCTTTTTCTCAAATACCAAATCGCTTAAAGAAAACTTCTTAATTCCGGCTTTCCGCAGGCCAAAAGATATAATTTCCTGTGGTGTGGCTTCAATAAACGCTTGAACAATGTTTGTTCTAAGGCATGATACCATGCCGTCTTTAATTCTTACGGTTAGTCCATCAACGAAGTTTACGGTACCGGCAAAGGCTTTGCTTATACCGTCAACTGTATAGCCAAAGGAAAATTGCGCCGGTTGGTCCTGTTGTATTGGTACTCCCGTAAGCCGGTCACTTAAAACAAGTTCAAGCACGTCTGCCGGTTGCTTGCGTGACCGCCAGAGGTCCATATATGTTAAGCCGTTATTTATCAGAGTGTTTCCCACTACCAATTCACTAAACACATGATCACCTCTTAAGTTTTGGCGGCACGGCATCATCTTTTACCGTTGTATCTTTACCTATATCAGCGCTTGTCCATGACCGGGAATCAATGACCTTTGCAGGAGTGGTTGATGTATGCTTGGATTTTTTCTTTGAAGGAGTAGGTATGTTAAGCTTCTGGCCTACCGTTACCCTGGCGGCATCGGAAATGTTGTTGGCGGCTGCTATAGCATGGACCGTTGTACCGTATTTTTTAGCAATACCGCTCAGAGTTTCGCCCTTCTGGACTGTATGGACGGTGTAACCTGTCTTGGCTGAGATTTTTTGTACCGAAACATTAATTGGTTGATGCTCCATAAACTCTAATGCTGCAAAAATCATGTCATCTAAGTTGGTGCCCCGGCTTCTAAGGGAGGTAAACACTACTTCGTTGACTCCCTGGGCCTGCACCTGGTCACAGACAATACGGTAAACAAGAGGCTTTTCATGCGACTTGGACGGACGGTAGAGCCGTGCTATGATTCTGAGCTTCTCTTCAGCTGAGCTCCTTTCGTCAGTCAGCAAATTAAGGTTGATTTTAACCTTTGTCGGGTTGTACTCAGTTGCCTGGCTTGCTTTTTTCTTTTTGCCTTTTATCTCTACTTCATCAATTTTTGTATCATCTTCAACCTCAATACTTTCAAGCACTCCGGGCAGTATTGTATTGCCTAATTTTATCTGGTCATTATCAATGATCAGCTCCACCGTCTCACCCCTTTATGCCCTGTTTTGCTCAACAAATCTTTTAAGAACGTAGTACAGTTGGTCAGCTTCTTCTCTGTCCCCGCCGTAGTAATTCAGGTTAATGCTGCGGCCTTTTTCCCGGACTGTTTCTTTTTCGCGGATCGTAACCGCTTCACGGAAAATCTCACGGAGATTGAAATTGTTTCTTTTTTCAGCGCCGGCAGGCGGTGCACCGAATGTCCTGAAATCCATCGGAGCCGTTAAAGCTACTCCGGCCAGGGCCGCTTCGGATACCTTTACCAGCAATCCAGATCGCTGCATAATCCCCTCAGCAAAGGTTTCGACAAATGCACGACCAGAACGTGTCAACCTGGATAAAGGTCCTTCCTTGGCATCAGAGAAGGGAAGCAGATTGCGGAGTTTGGTTAGTCCACTCTTAACAACTTCATAAGGCTTCATGATCATACTCTGAATGCCTTGGACAAACGCCTCTATCAATGCCGCGCCTGATTTTTTCCATTCGGTAAACAGGCTTCGGATATATACCAAACTTGCCCTTATAGCTGCAGGTACTTTGTCCCAATGTTTAATTAACAGCAGGACAGGGAAGGCGGCTAGTATCCAGTCGGGAACTACCTGGAGAATAGCCCTAAACCAATTAAAGAAACGAAGGGTACCAGCCTTCACTTTATCCCAGTGCTTAACCAGTAGGTAGATAGCAACTCCCAGGGCGATTATAGCCAGTACGTACCAGGTGATAGGATTAGTCAAAAGGGCCACTCCGAAGGACCGGACGGCACCGGCTACAGTATTGATTTTGCTTCCTAGACCGGAAAATACTGGCCCAAGTCTTGTCCATCCCGCTTTTAGCGCATCCTGAACATATAAGCCTCGTAGATATATGGTTTCAAGCGTATCTTTTACGTTGAATATTAGAGCATTTTTAAGCTTGCCTAATACTGCAATACCTTGTCCGGCGTAACCAATAATTCCACCAAAGAAACCCAATCCTACTAAACTTCCGCCTAACAAGGATACGACAAGAGCAATTGCCATTGCCAATTTCCAAATTGTTTGGGTGGCTTCCGGATTTTTCTGAGCCCAATCCTGCATTTTTAGAATCATAGTACTGATCTTATCGATAACAGGTACTATGATGGGTTCAAGTTGGGTGCCCACAACGTCAAGAAGGTTGCCGAACTGCTGGGTAACCGTTTTCCACTTGGATGCTCCCGGATCTTTTGTCATGGCATCCACCATGTCCTGAGCTGCTTTAGTACCGCTCTTCATGGCTGCCTGAACAGTTGAAATATTACTTTTTAACTGGTTTACCTTCGGATACAAAAGATCGATTAATGCTACAGCTTCCTCTGTGCCAAAAGCCTTCGAGATTTGCTGTTTTTCAATGGCATCAAGGGTTTCACCATACTTGCTCCTTAATCTAAGCAGGATATCCTCCATGCCCAGAAGCTGATTTTTGTTGTCCACAAAACTCAGCCCCAGTTCCTTACCGGCCTTGGCCGCCGATTGGATAAAGGCTCGATATTTGGTACCGGCCTCACCGCCAGGCATCGTTGCCTGAAGCATCCCCAGAACGGTCAACTGCTCTTCCAACGGCCTGTTTGCCGTTGTGGCGGCAGCCCCCAAGGTGGTCATGGCCTGGGCCATTTGTGGCCCGGTAGTTTTAAAAATATTTACTGCCGAAGAAATACCTCCGGAAAACATCCGGCCAAAGGCCATATCATCAAGCTTGTTATACATATCGCGGTAAATGCCGTAACCTGTGGCAAATAAACTGGTCATGTCCTGGACCGTGGCTTTGGTTGCTTTGGCTGTCAAAGCGGCCAAACGGGTATATTCGGCAACCCCGGCATCCGACAAAGAGGCAATGCCACCCTTGATATCATATGCGGCACTTAAAAACTCAGCTTTGGTAACCCCGGAATACTTATTGCTAAATTCCAGGGCCGCATTCTCCAAAGACTTAAAGTCTTTTATGCCAACGGAAGCAAGTTCCCCAATAGCCTCCTTGGTATCAAAAGTTGCCTTAACGGGCATAAGCAGTCCTGCGGTCATGGCCGTACCGGTGGCAAGCATGGCCGTTCCGGCTCCCATTAGGTTTTGAGAGGTTTGTACCAGGGACTTCATTTTAGATTCCAGGTTAGTTACCTGGCTTTGTACTTTTTGGGCCGGACCAGATATATTGTCGACCAGGGCTAATATTACACTTAATTTGAATAGAGTTTCCAGGCCCATCTTGAATCACTCCTTATATTGGAGTATAATAATTAATACCAGATATTGGTGAGGTGATACCTATGTCTAATGAAACATTTGCCTCAATACTTGTGTATGGAATGTTGTTTACGATTGGTTTGGTTATTTTTAGCTTTGTCATGTATATTTTTGGACGAAGCTTAAAATATTTAATTCCACTAGCCTATTTGCTGCTATTTTTGCTGTCATTACCACTCTATATTCCTTACTGGTGGTACACATCAACTCAGCCTGTATTTCAATGGGCAGATAAGGCTAAACAAAGCGCGTGGTTTGATTTTAAAAAAATGCTCTTATTCTGGAGTCGGCTGTTGACCCTGCGGAGACCCTTCCTTTATTAAGAGGAAGGGTTATTTTTCTTCTCCGCCAAGAGCCTTACCGATAGCCGATGCCATCAGGTCAATTTCGCGGCGTTCGTACCAGAGAGCTTTGGCATAGAGTTCAGCGAACTCTTCCAGTTCAAAGCTTCCTTCCCGGCCAAAGTACTTCCTGATCAGCAGGTGCCCGGTCTCGAAAAAGTTTTCATTTATTTCCGAGACACGGGCCTCTACTGTTTCTACAACTTTTTTATGGTGACGGTGGCGTTAAGCCCGATCTTGTCATTGAGCTTGTCCGTGATACCGGCCACCGCGCCAGGGTACTCCTGGATGGTACTCTCCAACTTATCACGGTCCTCGTCAATGACCAAGCTGAACAGGAAATTCTTCATGGCAGCCGATGGTTTGCTGCTCATTTCCTTCAGCAGCCTGTCAAAGTGGATGGACTGGGGCTTTTTGAACGTGAATTCTTTTTTGACTTCGTTGCCGTCCTCATCCTCCAGCTCAACCACTATTTCATACACTTTACCGTACTTTTGCTTTAACTCTTCCATAAAAATGACCTCCTTTGAGAAATTCCGTTATGAGTTAGACTGACCTGAGCCCATCCCGGACAATCTGATCAGTGATGATCAGGTCTATATCCACCGACAGCTTCTTGGACCCCTGGGAAGCCTTACTGCTGATTTTGCCAAACTTACAGCCCTTCAGGACATCGGTTTTGGGTGCCTGGCCGTCATTGGCATACGATACTGTAATCGGGAAGGGTGGTATCTTGTACAGTGGCCGTCCAGTTGACTTGGCATAGTCTATCAGCTTGTCAAACTCATCCCGGAGCAGGGTCATCTTGCCGCTGGGCTTGTAATTCCCGGTACCATATCCTACCGCCTTAGAACCTTTGCCATAGGCCAGTTCAGTTTCCAGTTCGTCCTCATAATCAATGCTTTCAACCCCGATAGCTATCCCGTAAGGGAGGCCAATAGTTATGTCTTCCCAGTCATAGACTTTACCGTTGATCACCTCAGTCACCTACCTTCTAAACGGATTGGTCATCCGCTGTTTAATTGTGATCCAGCGCATGATGGGCACCGGCACGATAGCCAGTTCCACTTCCACGGTGCTGGTTGTAAGGATGTCCTGGTTAGGGTCAATGGTCAGTTTATACCCGGCGATTTCCTTGTTACTCATCATCAAATCCAGTGGAGCTTCCCCGGCAGCCTTGAGATTTTCCAGGCCGTCCTTATCGCCTTCGCTCTGGGCATAATAGAGCATGGCCTTTCTTACTTCCCTGGCTGCTTTGTTAGCTATTCGGAGTGTTTCAATATACTGGTAATCACTGCCGTCAGCCGCCATTGTCCTGCCGTTTGTAATATAGAAACCTGGCATGTCCACATATTGGCGGGCAGTGACAAACCTGGCAGCATCAAGAGAAGCTATCTGGTCATATGTGATTCCGTCCGGTTTCAACGCCACAACAGGCGTAAGCGGGAAGGACATTACCTTGCCGGGAGATTCATGGACCTTGGCTTTGCTCAGGATGCCGCAGTACAACCCAGCTAAATTTGCATCCCTGGTAAGGCTGTTTAACCCTTTGATTTCCGCCCTGGCCGCCACAACTTTAACCCTCTTGTTAACAAAGGCAGCAGCTTCAGTAACCAGGGATTGCACATAAGCATTAACTGTTTCAGCAGCATTGATATTACGGGCTTCGCAAACAAAGAAGATAGGCACATGATCAGCCTCCAGTGCATCTGCCTCAGCAGCGCAAACCGCCCAAAGGGATGCGCTGGATTCCCCGACTACATGAATGAACTCATAGCCCCAGTTGTTGTTTCTGACTACCGCCATGGCATCCAGGAAATCCTGGTTACTCATGGCCGGTGCGCTGGTGGAAAAGGAATAGGTATCTCCGGCGACAAAACTACCTTCCGCAGGGTTTCCGGCTGTAAATGTAATTGTAACGCCGGTGCCGGTGACTGCCACAGCACCATTTAGAGGCACAGTCTTCACTCCAGACCAGGTATCTCCACCGTCCAAAGATTCCTGGTACTGGGCCACATTCAAAGCACCACCCTTGACGATCTGAATAATGATGTCATAATCATTATTTGGGCTTCCGGAAGTGGCAAAAGTAGCCGAGCCGGTTCCGACATGGGTAACTTCGCTGATTTCCCCTGCCACACTTGCCGCAGCAGCCACAGCTATAATCTTTTGAGAGCCCATCTGCAGGCTGTCGAGGCACGCATCTGCCAGTGGCCCTTTGCCCAGGAATTCCGCTACCTGGTCAGACTTGGTGATTACGAATGAATTACCTGCAACTGCACCGGTGCAATAACCTATTTTTACGTGCGTGCTGGGAGATGAGCCGGAACTAAGCCCCAAGCCACCGTCCAGAATCTCGACATCTACATCGGGAAGTATGCTTTTAGGCATTATTTTTCACCTGCCTTTTGAGATTTTTGGTCACTACGGCCATGCACGGGACGTGATAACCATTTGTCCAAAGCTTTTTTGAACTCGGCTTCCGTCATCCGAAGCCCTTCTGCCCAGCCGTTGGCCATCATCAGTCCGGCAAAAACCGGGTCGCTGACCTGGAGGGATTTTTTAAGCTCCTCTATGGTCTTCATGTCCGGAACAGCCGGAGCAGTTTTTTTCTGACCTCCGGTGCCGTTCAGAGGGACCACCTTTTTTTCATCCCCTGATCGAGTGTCTTTTTCCATAAGGTTTTACCTCCTTTAAACCGTCAGATTGACATTGATATCATTAAAGGTGTCGATTGGCACATCATCGTAAACGCCGGTTACAAACTGGATAAACACCACCGCCAGGGCGCGTTCCTTTTGCTCAGGCGGCCATTCGATGCCGGCAGGGACGATACTTACATAATTTCTTTTCCCGTCATCCATACCTTTAGGCAGGTCGCTTAGTAAGGGCAGGATGAGCAGCTCATCCACCTTTTCCTCGGTCTGGTGAAACAGGTTGACCGATATGGGAAGTAACCGGTCATATATTTGCCAGCGCAGGTACCGCTTGCCGGTTTGTTCATCCGTCCATTTGCAGACCTTACGCCGATTCTCAACAAGCTTTTCCTTTTCGGCCAGGATGATGGCTGACGGATAGATTTTGATTCGCTCAAAACCCTCTTCAGTGAAACTTATTTGCTTTACGCCGTGGTTTCTCAGAATGTTCGATATAAGGTCTTTGGCTAATTTAATCATTTATCAATTCGCTCCTCAATGAACTCCTGGAGAGCCGCCTGAATGTCTTCTTCATCTGATCTGCTCACTCCCAGATATGGCCGTTCCGGAACTTCGACCTTTTTGCCTCTACCTGCTTTGCCGCCAAAGTGCAGTAACCCGGCTTGCACCAGGTTAGTACCAACCGCAACGCCCTCCGGCCTGGCCTTGTGGGTGATAGACCGCATCAGCCGCCCGGTATCTTTCAGTATCCTGGCATCAGTCATGATCCGCTGCGCCCGTTTAGAGATTTTGCCCCGTTTAGTCTTAAAACCGCTTGTCCCGTCCCTGCGCCTGGTTTTCCTCGTGGCCCTGGCAATTAACGTAGCCTCGGCAAGAGGTATCCAGAACTTGCCCTCGGGGTCTTTTTCCTCCTCAAACCGTTGTTTTGTGGACTGTTCAAGGATCATTCCCAACCTGCTATTGAGGACCTTAAGGTCGGTTTGAGAAGGTTGCAGTTTACGGAGTGTTCTGGATAACCTTACCCAGTCACCGTCTAACCTGCTGCCAGGCATCAGTCATACTCCTGCCGGAAGGCATCCCCAAAATGCTTGTCAGGCGAGACATAGGTTACTTTCCCTTCTGACGGTACCTGCGCATCCGGAAGCACTTCACCTTTGGCGTATTTCTCCAGCCACTTGACAGCGTTCTTGTACCTGTTTTCGATATTGGACTCATCTTCACCAGTCCAGTGGCGTGAAAACAGGTTGTAAAGGGTGATGTCCACAGCAATTTTCCTGATCATGGGCGGTACCGGGTCCAGCGGGACGGGCCGCCTGGCGGCAGCGTATGAATCAATCTCCGCCTGGGCATTATCTATAGCCGTGTTTACATTGGCCGTGTTAATGTCCGGGTTGCCCTGGGCATCGGTCACCGGGTTCTCATCGTCGTTTGACATCTGGATGAGCTTTTCCCGGCTGACCTGGGCAAGCAGGTCGTCAAGTGTGCAGTACACCGTTTTCACCCTCTTTCTGAGAGGGGGGTAACCCGTCACTGTGATTACCCCCAGTGTTACAAAAGCGTTATGACCCCGTTACGAGGCGTTACAGAGCGTTACAAATTTTTGCTAGGGTATATATATGTCCAAACTATTCCAAGCCATTTCAGGGCAATTTAGAGGCTAATTTGCATCACCCTTTATCCCCGTCCGGATTAACCAGGTCGGGCTGGCCGGTTTTGCCGTCCCCTTTGCCCTTGTTTTCAGCTTTTAAAGGCTTTGCGCTGATGGACCCCAAAGCTATCAACTCTTTGGCTTCCAAAGCGTTCAGCTCAATGACATCGCCGGCTTGGTATTTATCGCCATTGTGCTTGATGTATCCCAAGACAGGATATTGTGCCATCAATTCATTACCTCCTTATTAGTTGGTATTCCTGATCAGGAACCCGGCGGTCGGGCCAAGGATCATCGGGTCATATACATCCCAAACCTCGATGACATCAAGCTTGTTACCTTCCTTATACATTCCGGACTGGGGATGCCCTTTCTTCCGGAAGGTATATCCGAAACCGGGTGTTTCCTCACCGCGCTCTGCTTCAGGCGGGACATAGGCAAGTATGGCAACATTAGGCCAAATATCGTACATATTGCCTTTGTCATCTGCATATAGAGCTTCGCCGACTACAATTTCTTCAATGTCGAAAATCTCTTTCATCAGGTCTACAGTAAGGACACCCTTGACTGCGTACTTGATTCGTTCAATCAGCTTTGGATGCTCTTTCAGGGTATCAAAGGTGGAAGCGCCCAGGAGCATTGTATTCGGCTTGCGCCCAATTTTGCTCCGGACAGTGGATTTGCCGTCCCCCACATCACTAATGGGGTCAGAGTTGGCATAATCGCTCCACATAGAGGTGCCGGAGAGGTCCATCACATGACCGGCAGCATAGTTGGCGGTGTTCAGGACCACATCGGCCTGATCCTTTTCCTTGCGGGTTAACAAGTTGTTGGTAACGATCCTGGTGCGACGCGCTTCTAAGGCTGCCTGGTTGGGAGCTTCGCTTCTTTCCTGAATGTCAATAGTGATTTCCAGAGATTCTTCATGCAGCGCCAGCTTGACAGTATCGCCTTCAGAAGCCTCAATACGCGCACTCTTAGCTCCTTTGGCCCTGCGGGTGTTATACAGCTTAAAGTCATCAGGTCCAAACCTCCTGACAAGCCCGCCCATTTTATCGGTTTCCACGATAGGGAGAATTTTGTCTCCTACGAAGTTGCCGGGCTTGTATCCCTGTGCGATTGTGGTCAATACCGGGTCAACTACCCGTACTTGTTTTAAAGTAGGCATTTACCTTTACACCTCCAAATTTATTTGGTTATAGATTTATAGCTTTTAAGCGTTGGCTACAGGCGCAACTCTTTCAACTTCAACCAGGTCGCCATCGGCTGCAGCGGCATCAATAGCAATGGCATTGATGACCTGACCAGCAGCGGCGGCCACGGCCTTGCCGTTTGCATCACTGGTGAGTTTGGCTCCGGCAGCAAATGCTCCACCGGCTTCCACGATGGCAGTACCGGCTGTTATAACAGGGCAGGACTTGTCCCCGGCTTCCGCTCCGTCATGGGTGATGCCCCTGGCAGCCTGTCCGGCTCCTGCCTGGGCGTTAGAATAATTTACAAAGCGGTGAGGGCTGATTGCGCCATTAGGGACTACGGTCAGAATCTGAAGTGCGTTAAACTTGGGCATTTCGCTTCCTCCTTAACAATTTATTTTGTGAGCTGCTTACTCGCTAACTTTAACGAGGGCATCTTCGTATGAACAGTTATTTTTCTCCATGAAGTCCAGGGCTTTCTGGTGAAGTTCCAGGCGATCTTCATCTACCTGCACACCGGCAAATTCCTTAGATGCGCGAGCCTTGTCTTCATCGTCACCCTTATCTTCATCAAAAACAGGCTGTTTGGGAAGCTTGGAAATAAAATCCTTGAAGTATTCCAGCAGGCTCTGTTTTTTCGTTTCCTTGCCCTCAGCAAATTCAACGGTTGCTTCTTCCTGTTCGGCCAGGCTGATCATGAAATCAACCATGCCGGTACGTACTGCCGGAGGCAGTTGTTCTTTATGCTGTTCAATGAAGCTGGAAAACTCCAGTTCCCGGTTTTTCCGGCGCTCTTTAGCCAGGGCTTCTTTAAGCTTTGCGTTTTCATCCTGGGTACCGGAAAACTCTTTTTCCAATTCTGCGCGTATTTCTGCGCGGATTTGCTCTTCAGTCTTCAATGGTTTTCCCTCCTTAAAATCTTTTTTGTGTCCCGGATCACCACCGAGCGGTGTAACTTCCGGAAGCGAAAATTCGCAATCCACGTCACTTGCTTCTTCAGTGAACTGTATAGGTTTTAACCCCTCAACCTGGGGCGGAGCGGCACCCAGGAAACCAACATGCCTTAGGGTCCATCCGTTATCAGTTTTTCTCAGTCTGACGGAGACCTTTCTGTACCGGCCCTGGTTAACTGCTTCCTGGAAGGTGGGTTCTACCTGCTTGAACTTGGCTAACAGTTTTTTCCCTTCGCGCTTCAGTGCTTCAACCCAGCCAAAGGCGGGATCGTCTTTTTGGGGATGGCCGATTACGATTGGGGCTTCATACTGCTCTGGGTTGTAATTGTCAACGATCTGCTGAACATCTTCCTCAGTAAAATTACCTTGCGGATAATTACCGGCAGCCCAAACCTCGTACCATTTTTCCAACACATTCTCACCTCCTTTATGCTGCTATAAAGTCAGCTCTGTCTTTAATGCTGTCCGGCACCTCCCTTAAAGCCCGGCCCGGATTCTTGGTAAAGCCCTGATCCGGCACGGGAATGTTCGTGGCCGGGGATAAGGTAATGCCTTCCCTGGCCGCGCGGAACTTGTTAATGGCTATGATTCCGCAGCGGCACCGGTAACCGTTGGGCGGCCACCATTCATCCCAAACGGGGTCATCCCGGCGTGCCGTAAACCCGTGCATAGCACGGTGAGAAGGTCTTGTCTGGCTGTCTAAGATGGCTGAATAGCGGTAGAAGGGGAACATATCAACAAACTCAGGAGTGTTCATCTTCTCCCAGTTCCCGGCGTTATAGGCAGTCTGGATATTTGTCCGGAAGACCGTTTCCAGGTGCCAGGGGTTGGTTTCTCCAATGCCCATCCGGTCAAATAGGTCGTCTACGTTTTTCTTGAACTCTTCAAATGGTGTGCCTTTTTCAATAGATTCCTCAATGTAGCTTTTGATTTTTGCTACTATGTCGCTGCCCTCAACCCTGGATATAGTAAAGAACTTGGGCTTTAACTCCTCATCAAGCTTCCTATACCGCTCAACTTCGACCGGCATCAGGTTTTTGAACTTTTCAATGGCCTCCTCAAAGCTAAGGGGTTCAGGTTTGATGGTATAAGGCTTGTCCTCGGCGAAGTCTAAGAAGGCATTGTTATAATCCTCAACGGCATCCAGTTCGCCAAGCATATACCCAACCCTGACGGTATCCATCAGTACCTGGAAAATAAGATCAAGCTTTTCCGGATCAACCTGCAGGCTGTCTACATCATCATATGACTCCCAGCGGGATATCTGTTTTCTGATGTCTGCCATCAGGCCACCCCAGGCTTTTTTGCCTTTTCCCAAGGCGTTCCGATATAACTGGTCAAGCCTTGTCCCTCTGGCAATCATGATTTTCTCATCAAAGTCTGCGTCCTGATCAGGCCGGGAGAAATCTTTGTCTTTTTCAGAGTCACCAGTAAATTGAGGGGAATGAGCGGAGTTCCTGGGTGAGACCAACTGTTCATTTTTATCAGGGGCCGGGATATTATACCGGCTATAGAAGTAGTTGACTCCAATGGGAACACCCATATTGACCAGTCTTTCATCCCGTTCCGCCAGGTCTTTCTTGACCTCTTCCGGCTCATAGAAGATTTTGAATTCCGGGTATCTCTCTTGTGGCCCGAAGTTAAAGTCCACCAGCCATTTAACCAACTGGTTATTAATAGAGGCCATAATCATCCGGGCATCGGCCTCAACAATCTCCTGTTTTACTTCGTAATGGATACCGGCTGCGGCATAGGAGCCAGTGGAACCGATTTGAGTTGTCAAGGTTTGTCCAAGGGCCGCTTTACTTATAGCGTTATCACAGTATGTCAGGAACGCCTGGTGACTGCCTTCTTTGCCCGACTTAGCTTCCAGGGTGTCAACGGTGGTTCCCTGGGGCACTGCCCCGACCGCATCCTGGACCATGTTTGCCAGTGCTTCAATTATCTTGTCAATTTCATCCTGCGAAGCTCCCTGGCGGTACCGGCCAAGAAGGAGCGGCATCCCAAATTTTTCTATGAAAATTGCCCAGAACTTGAAGCCTGCTTTTTTAAACACCCAGGGCCAGTACATCTTTGAAAACACCCGTACACCATAAGGGTTATCATCACTGGCTTCGTGCTGGGTGATCATAAATTTGAACGGCGGTACAGGTTCGCCCTGGTAGTTGTCTCTGGTGATCAGTCGTAGCTGGCCGTCAGCTCCAAAATTAAACCTTCTTTGCGGTTTGCTTTTCAGATTTACGACCCACCATTTACCCTTGCGTTCCTCCCAGATGACTTCATGAACCCTGAAACCCCGGAACGGGGCATCCATCATCTGGCGCAGGTCACGTTCAAAGTTCAGGCCCAGGAGGTTAGCCTTAACAAACTCAGCAATCTCCTTGTCTTTTGCTTCATCCGATGCCGGTAGCACGTCCCATGATTTTGAGGCAACACCCGATTTCCTGGTGGTGATACAGGCCCAAACGTGGTCATCGTTCTCCATTTCGTCATATATCTCCGGACCGCGACCAGTCTTCCGGAGGATTATGTCCGGATTGGGAAGTATATTGGTGATCCTGAGAAACGGTTCTTTGTCAAGAGTAGCTATTTCGCTTTCGACTGGCTTTTTCAGGACCTCGCCGTTTGGACCGTAGATTATAGCCATCAGTCATCATATCCCTTCAGAATTGACTTCATTTTCCGTGGCGCCCCTGACCGGTAGCTTTCCGGTGATGCGCACTGTGTCTTGCCAATGGCCACATTTAGAGCTAGTCTGGCCGAGTTAATTGCCATACCAAAATGGTTTTCAGCCCTGCGCTTATACTGAATCCGCTTTTGACCGCCTGGGCCGTCAACTTCTTCCTTAACTAACTTTTTGAGGTGCCGCTTAATTTCGTCCAAAGTCTTTTCTTCTTCGGTATTTCTTGGTTTAAAGAGCAGTGCCTGTGGCGGGTTGGAAGCGAACAATTCCGTTGTTTCATCCAGGGACTCATCACGATCAACCTGGATAACCCTGACTTCCCGTTCATTCTCCCCCTCAGTGGTTTCTTTGTATGTCTCCTTGAAGTACTGGATATAACCAACCGCTTTCTGTAGCGCGCGGACCACTCGTTTTGATTCAGTCTTATATGGCATTGCGTCAATGACCAGGGCACCGGCATTATATGCCTCTTCCCATTTGGGTATCATGCTCAGCAAGTCTTCTACATCCAGGTGAAAAGCAGCTAAAACCCTGATACCGTCACCATAAGGGGCTACTATTGCCACGTGAGCATTGTCGCCCATATCAATCCCTATTCCGCATATTTCGGTGGAATAGTCCTGGAAGTGGTAGTCACCGGCAGCCTCAACGATTTCAAGCACTTTACTTGTTATAGGCTGCATGTTCCCGCTGTCCGCAATACCTAGCGCGCTGCGCCTGACCAGGGCAACTTTGGAAGGTTTGCCCTGGGCTTTTATCCAGCGGTCCCAGATTAGGTCCAGTCTGGCTCCCCGAATTGCCAGTTGCGGTACCCGGTAACCCCTATAGTTGGTTCTGTCGGGGTGTTCCGGCACCCAGCGGGCATTATCGACATTCAACTCTTTCCCACATTTCAGACAGGCCAGATAGACCTTGCCACCTTTGGGGCGTTCATCCCGGATATTGTCAGGGAATTCTTCCTCGACAACAGATTCACGTCCGCAGCCTTCACACTTAACCAGCCATTTCCGCATATCGCTTTCCCGGTAGAGTTCGTCAATGCCGTCCTCTTCAAAGAGGGGGGCGCTGAAGTATCTCTGCCAGCCCAGTTTTGAGGCCAGAATCCGGTCCTGAGCCAGGTCCATGTTTTCCCGGTTAATCAAGGCCACTTCGTCAAACAGCACTTCATCAGCCGGGATAGAGATAGCACCTGTTTTACTGACCAGACCGAGCATGTAGAAGAAGTGGGTACCAATCTGTTTAAGCCCGGCCTGATCCGTGCCGATTAACCTGGACTGCAGATACTTGCTCCTTTCGATAATCGGGTCAAACCTGGTCTGGCCGAAACGGGTTGCCATCCTGTCGGTAGGCAGGTAATAAATCAGGTTAATGCCCCATACGTCAACCAGGTAGCAGCCGCGCGCCACGAAAAAGGTACTGAAGCCGGTCTGTGCGCCCTTTGAGATAGTAAGGTGCGGGTGCGTAAAACTGGCTTCCACAATCTCTTTCATAAACGCACGGTTTAAGACGTTATATGGAGTACCGTCATCGAGAACGATGTGCTTTAAACAGTACTCCTCAAACGACAGCCCTTTTTGACTTTGGCCTACAAGCTCCTGTAGAAGGGACACTATGCGGTCACCTGCTCTTTGGTTTGGTCAACCAGCCTTATTACCTGGTCTAAAAGCTCCGGATTAGCATGTAATTCCGCTTTCAAAGATTCCTTAAGTTTGGACAAGGCTGCATCCACGCCTTTGGTGAAATCATATTTGAGTTTTTCGCGGGCTACTCCGCTTTTCTCTAATTTCGCCAGAGCGTTCATAGCAGCGATAATCTTCTTGTCCAGTCCCTCCGCACCCTTGGCGTTAGCTTCCATCAAAGCTTCCATTACCAGGTTCATGGCAATCATGCTGGCCGCTTCGCCCATCTCGGTAGCCGGGGAGTCCTGACGGATGTCTACAATAGCTTTTGCCTGCTCTTTGATAATCTTGATTCGCTCAAGGTTAGCCAAAAAGTCTCTGCTGTATCTGCCTACCGAAGATTTGTGTATTTCAAAACCCTGGTCATTTAAGAAGTTGGCAATGTCATCATAGGTATAACCTTTGATGATCATCTTATTAACGGCGTCAACCAGCTTCGGGGGGAAGGTATTGATTTTGTGGTGTTTTCTCCTGCTGCTCATCAGATGTTCACCCCGGGATCGCGCGGAATGCTCCCTTCGAGTAGGTCTTTACCTTTGGCCGTAAGACGGACCAGCCGCCTGGTAATGTCCAGGTCTTCACTGCCCACAGTGTAACTTTCCACGTATCCTTTTTCCTCCAGGTAGTCGATATGCCCCCGAAGCAGTGCAGGACCAACGCTCATGTTAATATCATTCAGGGTGAGGCTGATCAACTCATCACCTATCTCGTCGGGGTAGGCCCGGTCCAAAATTTTTAGAATCCTGCCCCGGATTTCCCGTGCTTCATGCCCTTTAAGCGACATTATTTAGCCTCCTTTGCCAGAAGTTCACTCACGTTTTTGTTGAGCTCAGCTATTTCCTTGACCACGTCATCCATTTTCTTGTCGAAGGAAGCTGTGACGCGGATATAATCGTCTTTATGTACATACTGGTGGGCCACCATGGTTTTGAAGTTAGCCAGGTCTTTTTTCAACTGTTCTATTTCCTCTTTGTGGTCTTTTACGTTATCCTTCAAAGAAGACCGGATATCTTTGAGAAGGTATCCGACAACTCCTATCAGAAGGCTTACGACAGGCACGACGATCGTCAATATAATAGGTGCGTATTCGGGTTTAACCACTAAACACCGTCTCCTTCCCGTACCAAGCCGGTCTTTCCATATTGTGTTTTCAACTGTAGAACCTTGGACTCAATGGTGTTTTTAACATAGGTGTGGAAGTCGCCCAGCGAATCCTGTAAGACCTGCTGCACTCCCGGTTCTAAAATGTCTAAAACTTCAGTGTAGGCTTTCTCGCCCAGGCGTAACAGTTCACTGCGGTCTATTCTGCCATCCCTGACCTTCTCCCGGAGTTCGCCTGCAACGGTCTGTTCAAGCTTCTCCACTGTCCTGGTTGCAATATCATCCAGGCGGGCAATAGCTGTCTTCAAAAGTTCAGCCTGATGCCGGTCCTGAATGTGTTCTGTCTCGGCCATGACCCTCGCTGCGGCCCGCTTAAGATAGAGGGTTAGGTAAGCGCAACCCAGGCTAAGTAAAGCCAGTAAGATTTCCACCATGACTGTAGTGACCTGACTGATTAACTGTTCTTTCATCCGGTAACCTCCTTGAAAAAAAGAAAAAATCCCAGCTTCTACTGGGATTTTACACCTTTTAGCACTCTGTTTTCTTTTCAAGTGGTTGAGAAATTTAATTGATAAAATTTATCCGAACAGCGTTTCCTGGATCATGCCCCTGGCCGCCATTGTATTGGCAACAATTTCTCTAACCCAGGATTCCGTTATGCCATATTTGCGGGCAAGGTCACGGTAATTGTGGCCGTTAAACTCTTTCCGGATTTTTTCGTCCCTGATGCGTATTAGTGCCTTGTCCAGTTTGGGGAAGTAGACCATCCCGCCCCCGAAATGTCTTGCCAATACTATAACATACTTTATAGGAACTTGGCAATCATTAACCATGCTTTTAAACGGTTCAGGAAGTTGGTCCGGTGAAATCTCTTCCAGCCACTGTTCGGCACGCTTATCCATTGTTATCACCAACCTTGTCCCGGCGTTTAAGCATTGCTTTCAACGCCTCGATAATTTTATTCCCCTCCTCGCGGGTTTGAGGCCAGGGACGTCCAATCACCCTTTTGTTAAATCCTATCTGCCTTGTCTTGGCATCCCAGCCAAGGTCTTCATAAAGGTGCTGAATTTTGCCTAACATACCCCTGGTTATTAAGGCATCCGGCTGAGGAGGTACCTGCCGTTTTGTTTTTCTCCGGAAGCCAAGCTGCCGGAACCTCCGCATTACCTTTTCCAGACCGATAGGGGAGAGGTCTTTTGCCGACCGGACACCGGCTTCCTGGAAGAGTATTTCCCGGTAAACATCATCTTCAAGCCCTAACTGTGATTTGGCCACATGAACTAATGCCTTCTGCTGGTTAGATATGCCTGCCACTGTTCAACCCCTCCTTTTCCAATTCCAGTTCAAGCTGGCCGGTAATGGCCCCAACCCAACCGGCTTTGTCATAAACACTTGCGCGTTTCAAAATAGAGAATGCCCGCCTGAGCAGTGATTTTCGGACCATAATTCGCTCTTCGTTATCGGTGATTATGTAATATCCGCTTGGGACGGTTGTGGTGCTGCCGATAGGGAACTGGTGCCTCTCAATCAGGTGTTTGACTATTTGCCGCACCCGCCGTTCGTTTATTCCGGTTGACCGGCTAATGGCTGCTACAGATACTGCGCGCTCCCGGCCAGAGGCTTCTGTGAGAATTTCCGTAATCTGTTTTTCTTCCCTGGTCATCTCAATCTCTTCCGCTATGGCACTCATCCTAACACCTCCCGCACTTATTTTCCGACCAGATGCATCAGTTTTTCCGCTTGCCGGTTAACCATTCGAGGTATAGGCTTAGGAGGTATAGGCTTAGGCTCACCGTTTAGCCATTTTTGATGGCAGCCATTCTTATGGAGTAGGATTCTTTCCAAAAGGTAATTTTCTTCAACCACAACCACATCCCCAACCTTAAGGGGTTGTAAACACTGTTCACAATACAACGTCATCGACCTCCTTAACTGGCTCTTAACGATACCAGACCTGGGAAGCTATCACAGCAGCCGCCAGGTACCCGCTGACAAAACCTATAAATGCCCAAAAACCGGCACTGCCAAGCCCGATGATCCTGACCCTGCGCCGGGGTTTTTGCCCGGCTTTTTTAACAATTTCCTCAGCTACTTCAAGTCTTAGCATACCAATCAACGCTCCTTTCCTACATGTAGAGCAAACGATATTTATCATTTTCCTTCCTGACCTTCCGGCCGCCCTGGAGACAGTATTTGGGCCACAGGGATTCGACCCGTGCCAGGTGATCAACCTTATCCTTCCAAAATGGTTCTTTGAAGCACCAATCAATACAGGCTTTCCACTCATCGACTGACGGGGCCTTCTCACCGGCCAACATGTTCCGGGCCGTTGAGAGTTGTTTTAGATGCCAGTCGCGCGGGAATTTCTCAACCCCCAACGCGACCAGCTTATCCTTGAAGTATTTGACCAGGGCTTTCTCATTTTCATTGAACTCAGTCTTAGGCGGTACCATCACATCAACTTCTCTCGATCAACTTCGTACCAGAAAACGTCTTCCACCTTTTTCCGGCCCCGACAGCCGCAATAACTTCATCCGGGTATTCACGCAGCCGTTCTTTGTTGACAGATTCTTTAACAATGATACAGTCAGTCATCTTCCGGGCTTTGAGGTTGGCAATAACAGCCTGCACACTCTTCACGATAATTTTTGTGCTTTGACGAAAACCGGTCCTGGCAAAGTTGAGGACCTTTGTTTTACCCTTGATGTCTGCCCGGTTCAATTCCACAAACTGCTTAACTTCCTTTTCCAGTTGGTCAATCCGATCTCTGTACGGTTGAGCGGCCATCTCTGCCTCCAATTTCAGGTCAGAGATTTTTTGGTTCAGGTCAGCCTCAATTCTTTCAATTGCCAGTTCACACTCACCAATTTCCTTAAAATGAAGGTCTGCTTCTTCCCAAGTTTTAAGAACCGGTTCGTCCGGAAGTCTTTTTCTAGCCATATTTATTCTCCTTTCCTAAAGATTTTTAGTTACGAATATTGAAGCGCGGCCCGTTTTTAGCTTGGCCCTGTCTGTTATACCCAGCAGTCGGCCTCACAGGGAGGGCCGCATCCAACCCGCTTTCGCATCCTTGACTCCTTCGGGAATTTATAGGGAAAACAAAATTGACACTTTTACTTGATAAAAACAGGGAAAAATGACATTCTAATAGAAGACAATGGCATTTCTATAAGGGGTGGTGGAGATGAAGCTATGTAAATTCTCACTTGATATCACTCTCCGTTATTACACAGTAACATTTCCACAGGTGACGGTAGTGCTCATGTTAAACTCTTTTTCCTCGAACAGCCTGACCCTGCCAACATTGTACAGGGTATAATGTGCTTTAATATAATCCAGGGCTTTTTCCAGGGATTCTTCTTCGTGGTATTCGCCAGTGTTCTCATCTTTGATAATGTAAGCCGGTAAAAACTGCAATTCAGAGGCTGTGGTTTTGGAAGACAATTTTCTCTTGCGGGGACTCTTACTGCCATTAACTAAACCATAAGAACTTTTAAGCTTTCTAACCTGCCATAAATCCAGCCCTGTCACTGTAGCAATAAAGCTTTCAGAAGCACCTTCGGCAAGGAACTGCTCAAATTTTTCTTTAGGGAGGACTTCCCGGGCATGTTTCATTTTATCGCCGTAAGCCATTTTAAATTCAGCCTCCTTTCTCAGGCGTTCTTCGTTAACCAGATTACCCTCTGGCGTGACCAGGTACACCCTGCCTTTATAATCCACGTGAATTAAGCAATTGGGGCAAAAGTACATAAACTTAAGCTCTTTTAGCCTATTGGTAGGGTGGTTACACTTAGGACAGTTAATTGATTCAGGTCGAACAGTTTTGATTCTGTCCTCCAGTGCCATTATGCTCCCTCCCCAAAGTAAGTCCTGTAGGCGGGGACTTGAATATCGTAGAGAACCGAGTGGTCAATATCTTTCGGTCTAAACCTGGGTATCTTACGGCCGCCAAGGTTTTTACAACGTTTCCCCCAGTAATGGGTGCAGCGGGACATATACGTGCACCCGCTAGAATCACATTCAATCCATGCCCGCAGTTGTTTCTTATCCATACCGGCACCTCCTAAAACCTGGCATCCCGAGGAAATACTAGCCTCTCGGCCTCTTTGACAATTTCCAGGGTAACGGTTTGTCCTTCTGCCAGGTACAGACACCGGCGCAGGGTTTTTACCAAGGCCCTGGCGCAACCACTGTCCTTGTTCGTTCCTATCTTGATTAACTCATCTTTGGCATCTTCAGTAATGTCATACCCGTTCAGCATCCCTGCAGCATCGTCTTTTGTCAGGCCGTCCAGGATGGCAACGCCTCCCAACCGGCTATACAACTGTGAGAGGTTCTCTTTGCGGGACGGGCCTCTATAAAGATAAGGGACCATAGTTGGCAACCCAACCAGGACAATAGGAGCTTTTGACCTGTCCTGAATCCAGCGGATCGTTTCAATTTTTCTCACCGAATCCCTGGTTACAAGCTTGTCCACCTCATCAATGACAATCATTCTGGGGTCATAACTTAAGAAATCAGCTATTTTCTTGGCTCTTGAGTGAGCGCTGCCGTAAGCTACTTTATCACGGATTCCCAACTCCTCACCGATCTCTTCCAAAAGGTCTTTGAGGGCCATATTTTCAGAGACCTCAATATGTACTACCTGGTTTGGATACCTTTTGGCAAACTCTCTAACGGACCTGGTCTTACCGGCACCAGCCGGGCCGACGATCAGCCCAAGGCCGAGTTCGTCATAATGATATTTCATACAGTCATCAAGAACTGACGCTGCCATAAGGGCATTTCGCGTAGGATAAAAGCCCATATCCTCAATGCTTTTTTTATATGTTTTGGCTGCGGCATGTTCATCCTGGGTAATGCCCAGTTCCTTTTTCAAGAATTCCATTGCCTTGGCTTCAATTTCATCATTATGATAGTCATCTTCATTGATGAACCTTGACAGCGTGGGACGCTGGCAGCCCATCTGCAGGGCCATTTCCGCAACTGTATACTTGGCTTTAAGTGCGCGAAGGTTATCCTTTACAACATTCACACTATCAAACGCTTTGGCTTCCATTCCGAATCCCTCCTAGATATTCAGTTTTAGTCTAGGCCGAGGGCTTTTCTGCCTACCTCCATCATCTTCCTGATATGAAGAGGTAACTGTTCATCACCCACAGCCTGCTGTTTAATTGGCTCTCTTACCGGATCAATGTTGTCTTTTTGCATTTCGCGTACCGAGCGTTCAAAACCGGTTATCATATTGCCCTTGGCACTCTCGTTATTCCTACCGGTAGCCCTGGCGGTCTTAAACCCGTTGCGCTCCAAATACCCGTTAAATGTATCCTTGACACAGCGCTCAAAGCTGCGCTGAGCCTGCATGTGAATTGACAATGCTTCCTGATCGCCGTAAGTCTGGCTGTTAATGTATGCAGTGCCGATATATTTTCCTTTGTAGCGCACCCGGACATAACTCATATCCGTCGGGTCAAAACGAACTTCTACATATTTGCCGCCATATTGTCCAATGATCTGCGGGTTATAGTAGTACTGGCCGTTGAGCCGGATGCCGACAGTTGAAACTTTTCGTTTCTGCGCAGACAGAAGAATAAAGTCAAACACTTCCGGACTGGGAATGCCTTCGCGGGCTTTTGGAGTTCTGCGGTAGACATTAAGTGGTGTATCGCCGAGCTTAGAATGGTAGGTGTTATTGTAGATATTGACAATCTCCAAAATTTTTTCAACATACTCATGAAACGATATCAGTTCACCATTTTTCAAGGCTTTCTTCTCATCAAAATCAACTGGCCGGTTATCCTTGGAATTACCGCAGTATCCGGGCAGTAACCGAAGATGCTCGTTGAGGGTGCCGTACCATCTTTCCTGAATTCCTTTTGACCAGCTCCGGTATTCGAGAGCGTGTCGGACTTTGATATCGAGGTTAGGAAATACTCCTTTAGGGGCGTTGGTGTAGTCGTATTTCCATGTGTAAGCGGTTCCCCCAACCAGGTACTTAGACTGATAGTCCTTGCCGTTGTCGATATATATCTCGACCGGCAGGCCACATATCGGATTACCATCTTCTTTTGGAAGTGCCCCATGACGTAGAGCCAGGGCAATGGTTAGGCTGCTGTTTTGAGTGCTGATACATACACCTGTAATTACCCTGCTCCTGGCATCTATAAAGGTGGTCTGCCAGGGGCGGATGGCCCGGCCTTCAAATTCTACGAATACATCTGCGCGGTTGTGATCACTGAACCACAGTTCATTAACAAGAAGCTTGTCCCAGTTCATAAGAACTTTAGGCATATATTTGTCCCGCAGTTCTTTGATGCCACCCTGAGCATAAGCTACAACAGCAGGGTCTAAGCTCTGGAAGTACCGGCACGCACTCTGGTAAGAACCAACGCGCCACAATTGCTTTTCTTCTTCAGTCTCTGCGGCCTTGACCATTTCAGCGGCCTTTTTGACCGTTTCGTTGTACGCATATTTCCGCTTGATTTTACTCCTGCCTCCGTTTAAAAATACTGCTGTCATATAATCAAGGGCGGCAGGTCCAAAGCTTTTGACTTCACGATCCGGAGAGTAACCCGGCTTTTGTAACTCTTCACGAACGTTTTTCCTCAAAAGACCGACCTCCCCGTGCTTGTTATAGGCATTTATCCATCGGTATAGAGTAGCCGGTTCGATGTTGTTATTTGCAGCAAGCTGGGCTTTTCGTTCTGTGACATTGGTTCCCGCTTTTTCAATGTCCAATGCTTTCTTCACTACATCCAGCCGCTTTGAAAATTCTTCGACTGCTTGAACACCCCAGCCGCGCTCCAAGGCCACCAGGTCAACTATCGAAGTGTCAATAGCTTCAGCTTTACCTTTTTGTTCATGCTGTGTGGTTTCAGCCGATGCCTGTTTTGCAATGTTTTTGTAGTATTTACGCTGAACCGGCAGCGGCAATGAGGACAGTGCAACGAGGTAACGGGTGCCATTAGAGCCGCCGCAGCTTGACTTATCTTCTCTGTATTTCAGTTTTTGGGCAGCAATTTTTTTCAACACTGCTTGTTTAGAAACTTCCATTAATTCGGCTGTCTCTTTGGTTGTAAGCCACGTCTCCATTGCACCCCTCCTTTACAACCCTTGGTACTTGCTGTTATACTGAAGCTGGGATTTTTCTTTGTTGGCTGTCCTCTTCTCTAGAAGAGGCGGCCTCTTTTTCTGCCTTTTTGCGAAGATCTGCCAATATGGTTAGGTACCTTTTGAGTTGTTTCACATCCTTCTAAGCCGCATCATCCTCTATGCCGAGGATTTCGGCTATTTTTACCCGGTACTTGGTACCAGGGCTTTTGCCGTACAGGATTTCGCTGAACCGGTTCATGGGTATCTTGTGACGTTCGCAAAATTCGCTCTGGGTCATACGCATTTCAAGCAGCTTCTGTTTTACTTTGATACCGAACGAGGTCAACTCATTAAGTTTCACGGATCACCACCTCCCTTGTGAGATTTTTTGTAGGATTTTCCTCCTCTGTACCGAAATAATAATTTACCGTCTTTGATAGAGGAGGTGATATAATTGCCGACCACAGGCGAAAAGCCAGGCGTTGGAACCTATCAATGCAAAAAATGCGGCCAGCTTGTAAGACTTGATGATCCAAGTGATACCTTACCACCTTGTCCCAGTTGTGATGGGACCGAATTTACCCGAGTTGGTTAGCTTTTAAGTAAGATTGAATAGAAGTTTCGTCATAACCAAACAGTTTACCTAAAACCCAATGATCAAAGACGGTCCTGGGAACCCGTGGCAATGATTTAATTACTTCTAAAATATGTGGATGTTTATATACCCAAAATATCTGCCAGTCAGAGTCAGATATTTCTTCTGTATGTACCATGAGTTCAGATATCTCTTTTACAAACTTTATTGCAGATTTAACCTGGCTTTTTTTTATCGGAATCATGGCTGCGGGTTTCCCTCTTTCCACCATGTAGCAGTAAGCTGCTAATTGGCCCAAGTTAAAGCTTTCCTGCTCCTTAAAATTCATATATCACCACCTTGCTTGCATTCTGATTCCCATCTGGAACCGATATATCGTTGCTAAGATAGTTTTTTTAAGACAAGCTCCCTCAGCTTATAAACATCCATGTCCAGAAGCTGAGCGATTTTTTCAGTTATTTTAGCTGAAGGTCTAGCTTTTCCATGGATAATTCGACTTATATAGGCTTCACTCACTCCACATTCAACTGCTAGCCATTTTTGCTCTTTACCAAGAATGTAAAGTTTTTTAGCAACTACTAGCCCAAATTCGTTTTTTCCCTTACATATTTCATTTAGCTTCCTTCCTACAATTTGCACCTCCTTTCAGAAATTCTCACAACCGGCGACTGGCACAAGGATTTAATTGATGTATGTCGAAGTTTTACACATGCTTGCATGCGGGCGGGCGTGTGTTTTTTCGACATAAAGTTCTAAATTAAGGCCGTTGCCGGTATTGTCGGGGCTGTGTTACATTTTTCTTACGGAAACGTTTCCTCCATATAAATATTATAATCTCTAAATTTAAAGAATTCAACAGAAAATCTTTAATTTTAGAGAATTACTGTTTTCAATTTCTTTTTATTTAATGAAATGAAAGGATGATTACCTTGGCCACTTTTGGTGATCGTTTAAGAAAATGCAGGGAAGAAAAGGGTATAACCCTTAAACAAATAGAGAAAGATACCGGGCTTTCCAATGGTAATCTAAGTAGAATTGAACGTAATTTAGGTAGTCCATCAGTTGAAATTGCCGCTATATTAGCAGAATATCTAGATGTATCACTAGATTATTTGGCTAGAGGAATCTGTAAATTTGCAGAATCCTACCCAAAAGATTTCAAGGAATTATATGTTATCTATTCCGAGTTGCCTGAATCTGATCAAAAAATCCTGTTGAGATTTGCAGACTATTTACTAAGCAAAAAAGCACCGTCAACTCCCGCCGATTTAATTAAAAAACATTTTCCCTCTGGTACTCCTCAAACTATTAAGGAAGAAAAAAGCGTTTATCTGCCTATTCTGGGTACCGCTGCAGCCGGTAATCCAATTTTGGCCGAAGAAGTTTTAGACGGTTTTATTCCTGTATCAAAGAATCTTATTAACGGAAAAGCATTCATGGTAAGAATTAAGGGTGACAGTATGATTGAAGAGGGAATAAATGATGGTGATTTGGCACTGGTCAGGGCGCAGCCGGTTGTAGAAAACGGAGAAATCGCCCTGATTAAATACGATAACGAAGTAACAGTCAAGCGTTTCTATCGTGAAAATGGTCATGTAAGGCTTAAATCTGCTAATCCAAAGTATAAGGATATTATTATTAAAGACCTTCAACTGGTTAAAGTTCTTGGCAAAGTTATCAAAGTAATCTGCCAGGAGGAAGCTGATCGGTCAATAAAACATACTTTCGAAGATAACTAGTGGTAAGCTTTTTATTTGGTCTAGTTTGTGTAATTATTAATTACACACCAATTAAAAAGATAGACCTGGTGCGAATTAAACACCAGGTCTATCTTTATGTGGTAAATTATTTCCAAGCTCCGCTAAAAAATCCATCTTTCCCATTAACAGCTTTTGGTACATATATGAATACTTCTTTTAATTTATATACTTCCGGATTAAACCTTTCGCCATCATCCTTTGTAAATTCAGACAGCATAATACTAGATTTCCCTTTAGCAATAAAATCAGTTCTATAAACATATTCATCATTTATTGTAATCTTAACATTGTTCCAAACAAAATCGTCATCATTTTCTATAATTAGATATTGTCCGTCTGTAGATACTTTAGCTTTTAGATCTACTGACGTTGGTTCGCTTGGCCCACAACCTGCAGCCGTAATCATAATAGTGATTACAAATAACAACAATACTAAAAACGTTTTCTTATTCAAAATAATCACTCCCTTTTTTGGTATATTATAACATTATCCTTTTCAATTTTGAACCTATATTCAAAATCTTATCGTGAAAATCTTATTGTTGTATATTTATTCGTTCTTGATGTATAATTATGCATTATTTTTATGTCGAAATCAATTTCCAGTTAATTTTTACCATATACGACTAGATTGTTGTCAGCCCTTATAGCTCTAAGGTTTTTGACAGGTTGCCCTTGGTTGCCCAGTTGCCCTTAGAAAGTTACCCATATCCGGCCATGCTTTTGCCGCCTGGCGACCGGTTCTTTGGCCTGGCTGTAACACTGGCGTTACGAAAGTGTTACGGCCGGAAACCACACCACGCAAGGCGTGCGCCGTCTTTGAATTTTGCCATAACACCTCCGTAACACTCTGTAACGGGCTGTAACGCCTAAAGTGTTACAAAGTAAAAAAGAGGGCCGCGCCCTCAATTTTTTAACAAAAGTCGTGAGATTTTCGACCGAATTTCCAGTTCCCGTTCAAAACCGTCAAACCCTTGTGATGTCTCGGTTTGAATCGGGTTGGTTCGGAAAAACTCACCCATTTTTAATTTCTTATGTTTTGTGAGATTCTACACAATTTGAGACTGTATGAGCATGATGGTAAAATAAGAAGAACGAAAAATTTTAAC